TTTAACGACACATTCAATACCAAGTGGGCATGGACTAACAGCTTTGTACAATTCATTGATTAACAAGATGTATATTGCTTATGCATGGTATCTGGCAGTTGGAAAGGAAATGGCTGGTTCTATCACGCAATTGATAATTGCCTTTAAGAAGGATGTTTATGGTGTTGTTTATGGTGATGATTTGTTAGTCACCGTAGCTGATCGTATAAAAGATAAGTTTAATGCGGTGGTGTATGCCAGGACCATGGACGATATAGGATTGGGATTTACCACAGCCAGTAAGGAAAAGGTTATATTTCCTTTTGAGCGCATGGAGGACGTCACATTTTTAAAACGATATTTTGTGTTTAATAACAAAACAAAAACAGTGACAGGCCCTCTGGAGCCATTGATTTTACGATCAACGATAGGTTGGGTTAATGATCCAACTCTGGATGAACAATTGGTGAATGCCAAGATGGATAACATTCAGAGGGAGTGTTTTTTGAGTCTAGATGGTGATTTTTTGTGGGGTCAAATGTTGAACCTGTATAAAGAAACTTATGGAGTTGATTATCATGGATTAACAGAACGAGAGATGATGGATTTGTACAATCGTGGAGAATTGGAATCCGATTATTCATTGATGGACTACCAACTTCGACCACAGGGTAGCATGAAATATGTAGAGGATTTATCCAATGCAAAACCTGGTGATATGATTGAATTTGTCAGAAATGGTTATAGTCATTGGGCCATTTATAAAGGTGAAGGTAAAGTTATACATCGTTGGGGTGATAGCGATGGTGTTGGTAAATCAATTGGGTTTTTTGGTAATCTGGCTACGTTTTCAGGAGTACAGTTTAACAAGGCTAAGATCGTGGAATCGAATATTGATGATGTTTTGCATTTTGGTGGAAAAGTACGGGTGAATAACTATTTGGATGGTAAATATAAACCACTAGATGTTAGTGAGATTGTTAAAAGAGCCGTGAATGTATTGGATCATTCGGGCTATAATTTGTTATATAATAATTGCGAACATTTTGCAACTGATTGCAGATATGGGGAATCAACTAGTCGACAAGTTCAATTATTGGTTGGCACGATGGCTTTGGCTGGGGTGGCCACTGCCACACTTTTAACTGCGGGCATGGTTGGTACTTGCGCCATAGTTAAGAAGATGAAAAAGAAGAGATTCCAAGAAAGGAGAGCCACTATGATCGAGATACTGGAGGGTGAGAGTCCAGAAATTGAGTAGTAATTTTTCTTTCTTTCTTTCCTTTACTATACTATCATTGTCTCGTGATAGTGGAGGTCTTTAAACCTGGCTGGATATTGGATTAGCCATCCAATATCTGAGATATTTTTCAGGGGAAGGAAAACCCCTGACGCACATATATAGATGATGTGTAAACCCGTGAATGAAAAACGCCTCTGTAACAGAGACGAACACGTGTTGGCTACCCTGACCTTAGTTGGTTGGGAAAA